TTTAATGCTCCCGCGTTAGTACTTCAAGTAGGAAAACAAAAGGTAAAGATGCCGTTAGACTGGCAAATCCTTATAGGAGAAAAGGATCATGGGGATTTAGAAACATTACCACTAAGCAGTCTAAATGATAGAGGGTTTAGTGCATTTCAATTTAATCCGTTAACATCATTTAGTCCAACATTTATTCCTATTGAAATTGCAGATATCTATCACGATGTAACATGGTATAGTCCTAGATTGCGTAATGGTCAATTTTTATGTGTTCCAATCGAAGAAGGGCCCAAACCACAGTGTATATATTTCGTAAAAGAGATCAGCCGCAACTGTGAGATCGTTGATTATAATCAGGTGTTTTGATGATGTACGGTATTAAAGTTCCATTATCCTTAGATAATCATGGTGAGTATAATGATTGGTTATGGGTCACAGAAGATAGCCAGTTTAAACTTAATCCATTATTATTTGCAGATAAGGAACTAGCTTTAGAATATGCCTTGAAAGTATGGGGGTATAGTGCTATAGTAGAAGAATATGTACAAAACAAAGAAATCAGTTGATGAAAAGTTTGCGAATGTAGATTTTGACCTCTTCGAGGCATTAGCCGCCATTGATCGAAAAGATTATGGTTATTATGATAACTTAACTACAGAACAAAAGAAAAAGTTTGTCCCATACATGCTTATGATTTGGAATAGTTGTATTAAAGGTAGGGCAGACTTACAACGATATTACTTACAAAGTGTAGACTATCATAGTAACCAACACTTACTAAATGAAAATATTAACGATCACCCTAAACTTCAGTGGTTGATGCTTTGCGCGGCAAGTCCTGGTTTAGGACAACAATTTCATCAGTGGATACCTCATATTCCTACTAGAGTAAGTTTACTCAAGGATCACGCAAAAGCTGCTGATATTAAAAATTACTATAAAAAGATTTATCCTAATTCAGATGAAGCTTTGATAGATGAGGCTGCATTGGTATATACATCCGAACATAAAAAGAAAATGTATTTATCTACACAATATCCTGAAATGAAGATATCGGACATTGAAATACTAACACAGTTTGTTTCACAAAATGATATAGATGATTATGAAAAACAAAGCGGAAACTAAAACCTATCACTGTGAGTTTTGTGAAAGAGACTTTATACGTGAGGGTAGTTTTCTTAAACATATCTGTGAAACAAAGAGAAGATATTTGGACCAAGATTATCAAGGAAATCGCATTGGATTCCAAATATGGTTAGATTTCTTTAAAAAGAATAGTCATAGTAAAAAACAAAAAACGTATATTGACTTTGCTAAAAATGCATACTATACAGCGTTTGTAAAGTTTGGGAATTACTGTGTAAATGCTAACGTATTAAATATAAAAAGATTTTCGGATTATCTTCTTAAGAACAAAATAAGTGTAGATAATTGGGCAAGTGATAAACAGTATACAATTTTTTTAATACAGTATTTGCGTGATGAGGATCCATTGGATGCTATAGCACGTAGTATTGAAACTACAATAACTTTAAGTAAAGAAGATAAGATACAAACAAAGGATTGTTTAAGATATGGGAATAAAAACAAAATTTGTTATAATATTACAACAGGTAAAATAAGTCCTTGGATGTTGTATCATAGCGAAAGTGGATTAAGTTTTTTACAATCATTAGACCAAACACAACTAAAGATGGTTTTCGATTACATTGATCCGCAAAAATGGAATATAAAATTTAGACGAGATCAAGAAATATTAGATCAGGTTAAAGACCTATTAAGTGCAGCTGGGTATTAGTGTGAAACCCAATAATTATAAAGCTATATTAACTGAAGGTGAAGGTTATAAAATACTTCCAGCTTTAATTCCACAAAAACTTGTTAGTAATTTTTTAAATAGAATTAAAGATTTATATCCTGTACGTGCAAGTAGTAGTAATAAAGTCTATGCAGAAGGAAAGAAGGTAAAAGAGTTAGAGGATATTAGTGTATGGTGGAGCCAAATTGTATATGACTTTCCCGAAAGTAGGGCAATACTAAATATAATCCTTCCAATTATACAAAGTAACTTTACTGAATTACAGTATTATACGAATGATGTTGTTTTTATTAAAAGCAAAAGCACTTGGGTAAGTCCGCATGTAGATAGCCCACATAGATTTCAAAAATATAATTACGACAAGCGATTATTAGGTATCCAATGCATAGTGTCTTTAGATGACCTCGACAAGAAAAGTGCTAGCACAGGTTTAGTGCCATATAGCCAAAAAAGAGATTTTGATATTAACAAGTGCTATACTGGATCGTATGACCGTTGGTTCTTAGAAAATTGTATACAACCTGATTTACCTAGAGGATCATTGTTGCTTTATAATTGCAGGTTATTACATAGTAGTATGCCTAATCCTAAAGATAAAGAAAGACCCGCGTTACTATACAACTTTATGGACAAAAGTGTAATAGATGAAGTTAAATCCATGGACAGTGTTTGGACAAGTAATGAGTAGACTAGACAGTGAAAAATTTCAAGATTATGATGATGACGATCCTAAACTACAACGTAGATTGTCACGCTGGAAATATTGGAAAAATCTAAAGAGATTAAAGCATGATTTTACTAAAGAAACTGGATCAAAGGATCATAAAGAGTTTAAAATATGGCTTGCAAACAAATATGGTTTTAAGCCAATCGAAACAAATGAGGGTATGATGACTGATGATTTAGATATAGTTGACGAAAAGAAATATGTAGTGTATATTCTAAAGTATGGCCAATGATATAATGATTGACCTTGAAACGTTAGACACAAGTCCTTATTGTGTTATCCTTACTATTGGCGTCGTTAGGTTTGATCCTTATGGAGAAGGCATTGCTGAAGGTTGGACATTGAAGCCTACATTAGAAGATCAAACTGAAAAATATAATCGTATTATAAACGACGATACGATACGCTGGTGGAGTACACAAAGTCCAGAAGCATTGGATGAAGCTATGAGTGATGACGATAGATTACCATTAAAAGATTGTATGGAAATATTATATAAACTAGGATGGAACCGTCGTGCAATATGGAGTCATGGAGCACCATTCGATGTTGTTGCTTGTGAGACTGCTATGCGTAGCGTATTAACTGATAAACCTAATCCTATACCTTGGCCATTCTATACTGTGCGTGATACACGTACATTGTTTGAGATTGCTGGAGTAAAATTGCGTGATGGTGGACATATCACAAGTCACAAGGCAGTAGAAGATGCTGAACGCCAGGCTATCGTCGTGCAAGAAGCATATAGAAAATTAGGCATGAAGAAATAATATGATATCAACAGATATTGATATTGATCTGGGAGATAGAGATAAGTTATTGAGTATCATAAAAAATACTCCCGCTAGCATCATAAAAAATGATGTTTACAAAAAACATCCTACGGGTATATATGTTACAGACATACCATACGATCCACTAAATGAAAGTAGTAGTTTAGACTATGAAGAAGCAGAGGCCAGAGGTTATTTCAAATTAGATATATTGAATGTTCATTTATATAATTATGTAAAGAACGAAAATCATTTGCATGACTTAATGCATGATCCAGACTGGAATATGCTAAATGATATATCTGTTGTTGAAAAACTTATACACATGGGTAATCACTATAATACGCTTAAAAAGATGCCTGAGCCAGTAAATAGCATTCCAAGATTAGCAATGTTTCTTGCAGTAATACGCCCAGGTAAAAAGCATTTAATAGGGTCATCTTGGGAAGAAATAAGTAAATCTATTTGGGATAAAGAAGAAGGTACTTATACATTTAAAAAATCACACGCGGTAGCCTATGCTCATCTCGTTGTTGTTAACATGAACTTAATAAAAAATGGTACAATTAATTAAAGAAACTGATACTCTGCTTAGGCAAGTTTGTGATCCATACGATTTTGAAGTCGATGGAGATCCTACAGACTTAGTTAAAGAAATGACAAAAATTATGTTTGAAAATAACGGGATAGGATTAGCAGCTCCACAGGTAGGCGTACTCAAAAGATTGTTCATTATGGGTAATAGTGACAAACTTTTTGTATGCATTAATCCTAAATTTATTGCAGACGGAGAGTTTTATCGTGATTTAGAAGGATGTTTGAGTTTTCCTAATCTATGGTTGCATGTTAAAAGATTTAAACAAATAGAAGCACATTATCAAGACATTAATAGGCAAGTTGTCAAAGCTACTTACGAAGGATTAATTGCTAGAGTGTATCAACACGAATTAGACCATTTAGATGGTGTTTGTTTTGATACTAGAGTTGGACCAGTAAGTCTAGATTTTGCTAAACAAAAAAGAAAGAAGCAATTAAGATAGTCTTTTCACTAACGTAATTGATTTTCTTTTAGTCCTGCGTTTATTATATTCTGTCATACTGACTACAGGACCATGAACAATATTAAGACTTTTATTATTAAAAGTTCTTAAATATGGTCTAAATAGGGTCCATTCTTCTTTAAGAAATATATTTATTGGAATTTGTCTATTACTTTGCCACCACCATATATCACCTAATTCTAAGAACTTTTCTTTTAGTGTAAGATTTACAATAGCTCCGTAATCATAGATAGTTGTACAACTATCATCACGATTTTGTACTATTCCAACATAATCTTGGTTGGCGAAACTAAGGACCGTGATGAACGGGTGATTTTCGCTTAATTTTTTAAAAAACTCTTTGGATATCATCGTAATAAATCTGTACTATTTACTCATCAGCGCCCGTTTTTATTTAATTTTTTACACTAAATATTATATAGGAGCGACATTGTGACGGTTACTAATGTAGGTTATTCAACAGCAGTATTTGTATATACACAACGTCAGATTGTCGTTTTACTATCAGGCAACAGTCCGAGGGCCTATATGCCAAACTATGCTAAAACACTTAATCTACATAAAGGGGTAGATAATAAAATACAGTTTCAGTTCTTAAATCAAGAGCAGAAGCCAGTTGATATCACAGATAAGACAATAACTTGTCGTATTATTAACTATAATGGTACTGAAGTACTAATAACAAGAGCTTTAACACTAGAACTTCCATTAACAGGCATAGCATACTTACATCTTAATGCTGCCGATTTAGAAGATATTGCAGCACAAAAATGTTATTACAGCTTAGAAATACCTGTAGGTGAATTTGATTACCCTGTGTTTGTTGATCCAGCAGCTGGGGCAAGGGGAGACATTAATATATTAAACAGTGTGCTTCCAAGTTTTGTACCAAGCGAGATTGTAACTATACCTACTGGACAACCTTTCCCAAATCTAGATCCTACAAACAGTACAACTAATCCTTTATCAAACGCCAACACATACTATACAAGTATTATAAACACACAAGACAATCCAATACTAACCTTACAAGCACACTACACTGATTTTAATGGTGATGTAGCAATTCAAGGCAGTACTACCCAATTAAATGCAGATTGGTATGAAATTTCTACATTTGAATATAGTAACGTTAATAATACAACGGGATATACAGTGAAAGGCTTTCATCCATTTGTTCGTATGTGCTTTACAAGTAATGCAGGTGCAGTAACAAACATTTTGGCAAGATAAGTTACCAATAGTCTTTGTTTTTTCGCAACACTTTGTTATAATTACTGAGTGTTTGATATTCTTCAAATAGTTCCAGGCAAAAAGAAATTAACGCAAAGCGGTTGGCATAGTTTTAACGCTGTGTGCTGCCATTACCGCGGACATAAGGCAGACCGTCGCAGTCGCGGCGGTATTAAATTTGACGGAGATAATTGGAGTTATCATTGCTTTAATTGTGATTTTAAGTGTACATTTACGTTAGGAAGAAGCTTTACTAAAAATTTACGTACACTTTTAGACTATTGTGGAATAGACAAAGATCAAGTTAATAAGTGGAGCTTTGAAAGTTTACAGCAAAAAGATTTATTATACTATATTAAAATTAAAAAAGAAAAAAAGAAAATAAAATTTAAAACAACAGTACTACCCGAAGATGCAGAAATAATTACTGATGATGCAACACATAAAATATATTATGAATATTTGAAAAAAAGAAAAATGAACATAAATGATTATCCATTTATGTGTACTCCGAACGCTAAAGGACGACAAGCTAATCGGATCATCATACCCTACACTTATGAAAATAAAATAGTGGGACACACTAGTAGGTACTTAGATGAACGCACTCCTAAATTCATCAACGACCAACAACAAGGATATGTGTTTGGCATTGACCTACAAAAGATTGATTATGAAGTCTGTATTGTAGTAGAAGGAATATTTGACGCACTTAGTATAAATGGTTGCGCATTGACGCATAATACAATTAGTTCTGAGCAAGCGGAAATTTTATCACAACTTAATAAAAAAATCATTGTTGTACCTGATCAAGACAGCACTGGATTATCCATTTGTGACAAGGCATTAGAATATGGGTTTAATGTAAGTATCCCGAATTGGGGAGAAGGTATAAAGGACGTAAATGATGCAGTAATTAAATATGGTAAGGTAGCTACGCTACTAAGTATTTTACAATCTGCAACTAACAGTAAAATTAAAATAGAAGTACAGAGGAACAAACTTGCTAAAAGACTACAATATTGATGTTCAAATAGTATTTTTAAGAATGATGGTAACTAACGCTGAGTTATTTACCCGTGTGCTTAATATTATAAGACCAGAAAATTTTGATAAAAAATTACGACCGGTCGTGTCGTTTTTACTTGATCATAGTAAAAATTATAACGTACTGCCGGAACCGGTACAAATTAAAGCTACTAGTGGATTAGACATAGATCCTATTGAAGAATTAGATGAGGGACATTATAATTGGTTCCTAGAAGAATTTGAGAGATTTACACAACGACAAGAACTTGAGAGGGCTATTCTTA